CAAAAAACGTCCTGCTGGTATACGATTCGGGGATTCGGTGTCCGAGAAGCCAGTTGGTTGATCCGCTATGGGGAAGTCGAAACCCTGGAGGATCTGGACTATATTCTGTTCCAGACGGTCTACCCACGCCTGGAGGGTGGCGATCCGATCGGGATCTCGCTCGCCTGCATTGATTCCGGGTATCGCACGGACGAAGTCTACCATTTTTGCCGGAGTCGCCCAGAAAGTCTGCGGCCCGTGAAGGGGTATCAACACCTGGCTGGCGCACCGCAGCAGACCACGCGACTCGATCATGATGCTTCAGGAAAGCCAATTCCGGAAGGGCTGACGCTCTGGCGGCTGGATACCTCATACCTGAAAGACAAACTCTCGCGGCTGATACATGCCCACCCAGGCGACCCAGGCGAATGGCATCTCGGCGAGGGAGTCGGGCAGGAGTATTACGATCACCTGACGGCCGAGCAGAAGATCACGCAGCACAACCGCAAAAGCGGGAAAATCTGGGAAGAGTGGATGCCAGTCAGCGAAGGGCGCGCCAATCATTTGCTTGATGCCGAGATTTATGCGATTGCGGCGGCTGATATGCTTCGCGTGTACATGATGGAAGACGAGGAAGACCGCGTCATGGTCTATCAACCCCGTCGCCTTCAGGGATCATCATGGCTCGGCGCACCCACCCGTCCGAACCCCGCCAGAGCACGGGGATGGTTGCGGCCATGACGTGGCTTCGACCGGAATTACGGCCACGCCCACCGCTAGTGCGCACGGAGCCCTTGGGACCTGCCGAGTTGTCGGCTGCGGCCAAAGCGCTGCCGCAGAAACCGACGTTTTCGTTGGCCGAAGCGTCCTATTTCGTCGGCGTACACGTCAACACCCTGCGCAACTGGATCGCAGCCGGCACAGTCGAGGTTCGGCGGACCGCCGGGGGGCATGTGCGCATTGACCGGCCAGAGTTGGAAAAGATTTTGTCCAAAAGCTAACAAAACCTAACAAGACGAGTCTTGTCTTGGTCAGTTTCCCCGTGCGATCATACGGGTGTGATGGCTGGCCTCACCCTCGAACAAGCGCAAGCTCACCTCACCGGCGCCCTGGCCGCGCTGGTCGAAGCCGAAGAAGCTCAATCCATCTCCTACAGTAGCGGATCATCGTCCCGATCGGTCACGAAAGCCGATCTCGGCCAACTCCGCCAGAGCGTGGAGTTTTGGGATCGCAAGGTGCAGGAGTTGGATGCCAAAGCAACGGCCGGGACAGGAAATAGCCTGAATTCGTACGCCACCTTCGGCACGCCGACATGAGAGAAGCCACGACTAGTCTATCCTCGCGATCTCAGCGTGTCGGGTTGGCGATTGACCGTGCGATCTTGACCGTGGCGCCCGGGTGGGGTCTGCGTCGGATGCGCGCGCGCGCGATCGCGACGGTACTCTCCACCTATCGTGGCGCGACCAAAGACCGGATGCACGCCGACTGGATTCCGCGCGCGGGCTCGGCCGATGCGGACCTCTTGCCGGATCTGCCGACACTGCGCCAACGCTCGCGGGCGCTCAATCGTGATGATGCCCATGCCTCCGCCATCACGAATACGGTCGTCAGCAATATCGTCGGCTCTGGGATTACGCCACAATGCCGGATCGATCACAAGACGCTCGAGATCTCGCCGCAACAGGCCGCGGACTTCGCTCGCCAGGCCGAGCGGGCCTGGAAGCGCTGGGTGCCCTACGCGGACGCGCAGAATCGGATGGATTTCTACGCGATCCAGGGCTTGATCCAGCGCCAGATTCTTGAAAATGGCGAGGTCATCGCACTCCCGCTGATGGTCAGGGATGAGCCGTGGCGCCCGCTGCGCTTGGCGTACGAAATCATCGAAGCGGATCGTCTTGAGACGCCGATCGGCAAGCGAACCGACCCGAATATTCGCGATGGGGTTGAGCTGGGCGAGCGTGGTCAGCCGATCGCGTATTGGATTCGCAAGCGCCATCCAGGCGATGCCTCGTTGATCGGCCAAGCGGCGGTCGCGGCCAAGGCGGAATTTATCCGCTATCCCGCCCGCAACGCCGCGGGCCGCAAGAACGTGCTGCATCTGTTCTGGACCAAGCGGCCAGGACAGACCCGCGGCGAGCCCTTTTTCGCTCCGGTCCTGGAGTATTTCCGCAATCTCGGTCAGACCGTCGAAGCCGAATTGATGGCGCAACGGATCGCAGCCTGCTTCACGGCCTTTGTCTCGCGGAAAACGCCCTATGGGCCGACGATGGGCAAGGCCGTGACCAATGCCAAAGGCCAGCGGATCGAGGAAATCGAGCCCGGACTGGTCATGTATGGCGAGCCGGGCGAAGAAATGTCCTTTGGCCAGCCGCAGCGGCCCGGCAACACCTTCGAACCGTTCGTCATGATGATTTTGCGGGCGATTGGCGCCGCGCTCGGCCTGCCATTCGAACTCGTGATGAAAGATTTCTCTCGGACGAACTATTCCAGCGCGCGCGCGGCGCTATTGGAGGCGAGGCGGTTCTTTTTGTGCTACCAGCGATGGCTTGCCGTGCATTTCTGTCAACCGACATGGGAAATGGTCCTTGAAGAGGCGTGGCTGAGCGAACAAATCCCGGCCGTGAATCTGATCACCGCGGAACAGCGCGACGACTGGATGAACGCAACATGGATTCAGCCCGGATGGGGCTGGATTGACCCGGTGGACGAGGTGCGGGCCTCAAAAGACGCGATTGACGCCAAACTCTCCACTCAGGCCGATGAATGTGCGGCGCAGGGTCGGGATTGGGAAGAAGTCATGCAGCAGCTCGCCCGCGAAAAGGCACGCGCCGATGAGCTGGGGCTGGTGCCGGACCCAGAGCCCGATCCGGCCGCTGATCCGGGAGAAGACCGAGAACGGCGCCGAGAACGACGCGGCCAACCCGTAGGGGCGACCGCATGATCACGGCCCTCGCCGATGCGCTGAACGATATCCTCAAACTCGGGCTGGAGACCGATGTGCTCCGAGCCAATATCGCCCGCGGCATCGAACTCACGGCTGGCACGCCGTTCGTTGATCGTGAGGCCGGGGTGATCCACGGATTTTCGGTCGTGACCAAAGGTGAGGCGCTTGGTCATAACTTTCTGATTGATGAACAGTTCCTTGATGAGATCGTCTCCCAGGGGAATCGGTCAAAGCTCGGATTCAAGAGCCGGTTCGATCATCCCAACGCCTCGTCGACCAGCATGGGCACGGTGCTCGGGCGTGCAAAGAATTTCCGAAAGTCGGATCAGTCCGTCAGGGCCGATCTGCATTTGCTTGATGCGGCCAGGAAGGCGCCGGATGGAGACTTGGCGGGGTATGTGATGGATCTGGCCGAGGAGGACCCCCAAGCGTTCGGCGCGAGCATCGTGTTTCATGCCGAGTTCGTGGAGCAGCGGGATGAACACGGCGAGCAGAAAAAAGACAAAGAGGGCAAGCCGCTGATGCGGATCGCGCGCCTCAAAAAACTCATGGCGGTCGACGTGGTCGATGATCCGGCTGCCAATCCATCAGGGTTCCTCGGCCAGGACAGCCTCGCCGCGAAGGTGACGACGTTCCTGGATCGGTATTTCGAGACCAAAATTAAGCCCACGATCACGCAGGAGGTGAGAGCGATGAGCATAGTGCAGACCGTAGATCCGACCGCCACCATCCCGAGTGCCGAGCAACTGGCCGCAGCCACCGAAGCCGGGCGGAAAGCGGAACGCGAGCGGGTGATGGGCATCCGCAAGGTGTGCCACGAACTGAAGGCCGACGCGATCGCCGACGAGTTAATTGAACTCGGCGCGAGCATCGAGAAAGCCACCGAGACTTGCAAGTTGCGGCGGCTGACCGCGCTCCAAACGGAGGCGCCAGCCAGTGCCGGAGGCGGGCAGGATCACGTGACGGACTTCTCGGGCCTGCCGGAGGGCGAGGAGAAGTGGAAGAAGGAATTCGCGGGCTCAACGGCGCTGCAAGAGGAATTCCTGAACAAGGAAAGCGTCTATCTGGCCTTCAAGACGGCCGAGAAGAACGGGCAGGTCAAGATTTACAAAGGCCACGGGCAGAAACAGTAGGGCGAACAGCCCATCGGACTTCACGCTGAGCGATAAAGGAGGCGATCATGACCACGTTGGCAGTCGATAGTCCTCGCATCGAGGCGCTGGGTGATATCAACGAAATCCCGATGATCGCCTCGGACATCATCTTTGAAGGGGCGGCGGTTGGGATCGTGGTCGGGACCGGGCACGCGCGGCCGTTGGCGGCGGGCGACCTGTTCGCTGGGTTCGCGACCACCAAGGTCGATAATTCCACGGGCGCGGCCGCCGCGAAGAACGTCCGGGTACTTGCGCGCGGATCGGTACAGCTTGCCGTATCCGGGGCGGTCATCACCGACATCGGGCAGCCGGTCTATGCGACCGATGACGATACGTTCGTGTTCTTGCCGACCGCAGCGGTCTTTATCGGGTTCGTGCGCCGGTTTGTGAGTTCGGGTGTGGCCATCGTGGAGTTCGATGCGCTGACTTATGTCGATCCCTACGGGGATCGCAGTATCCGCGAAACCTTGTCGGGCGTCAAGACATTTGACGCGCAGGACAGCGGCAAGGTGTTCTTCGTGGATGCCGCGGGCGATGGCGACGCCCTCACGCTGCCGTCGATTGCCGACGGCCTCGGCGGGATCAAGATCGTCGCGATCGGGGCGTTCGGGACGACGCTGGTGAAGGTCGATCCGGCGGCGGCGGACATGATCCTTGGTGGGGATGCCGCTGGAGTGGACAACAAGGATCTGCTGCTGACGAAGGCGACGCAGCGGCGTGGCGACTACGTCGTGCTCGACTTGGGTGATGCCGACGGGTACGTCATCACCGAGTTGGTCGGGACCTGGGCGCGGGAAGCATAACGGGTACTTTAGCGAGCCGATGAGCATTCGGACGAAAGGAGACTGAGATGGGAGCAGCCACACTGGGAAGCCGAGCGATTATCGGCTCGTTTTACGAGGCGCTGGAGCAGGACATCGGCCAGAGCTGGATTCCCGACATCTCGATGGAGATGACAAGCAACCAGGAGTCGGAAGAGTACAAGTGGCTGGGGATGTCGCCGCAAATGCGGCAATGGATCGGCCAGCGCCTCGCGAAGAAATTCCGCGAACAGGGTCTCGTCATCCGCAACCTGACGTTTGAGTCCACGCTCCAGGTGCTGGTGGACGACCTTCGACGCGACAAGACGGGCCAGATCATGCTGCGGATCGCGGAGCTGGCGGATCGGACGAACGCGCACTGGGCCAAGCTGCTCACCGACAAGATCATCGCGGGCGATGTGGCCGTCGATGGCGTGTGCTACGACGGGCAACTGTTCTTCGACACCGATCACGCCGAGGGCGATTCCGGGACGCACAAGAACAAACTCGCGGCCGCAGAGGTCGCCGCGCTCAACGTGGGGACCGCAGCCGCGCCGACCGCGAGCGAAATGGCCGATGTCATCATGGGCATGATCGGGCATTTCTACACGTTCCGGGACGACCAGGGCGAGCCGGTCAACGAACTGGCGCGGTCGTTTCTGGTCATGGTGCCGGTGAACCTGTGGGGTCCTGCGCAAACCGCCGTCAGCGCCAATCTGCTCAACACGGGGAGCGGCGCGCGCGACAACCCGCTCACGCGCATGGGCGTCTCGGTGCGGGTCGTCACCAATCCGCGGTTGAGCGTCACGACCGAACTCTACGTGTTCCGTACCGATGGCCGGACCAAGCCGTTTATCCGCCAGGTCGAAGTGCCGGTGACGATTGATGCGCTGGCCGAAGGGAGCGAGTTGGAATTCAACAACCGCGAGCATCGGTATGGCGTGACCGCCATCCGCAACACGGGATACGGCATGTGGCAGCACGCGCTGTTGGGCACGCTGGAATAAATCTGAGCGACTCGTAGAGGGAGGAACCGCATGAAGTCAGCGATGTTGCGCGAGCCGACCAAGGATGCGACGGGACGGCTCTGCCCAGCCGGGTCGATCGTGACCCCGGATCAGACCCACGGATGGCCTGGATACCGGGTGAGTTGGGCGGTCTCGAACAATCGCGCGCGCTATCTGGAGCCGAAGGAGCAGGCGGCGCTCGCGATCACAGGTGAACGCCCAGACGATGCGCAGGCCCCCAATGAGGTTACCGATCTTGATGCGGGGCCTGCCAGTCCCGGCCGGCGTGAATTGCGCCGGCGAGGTCGGTGAGTTTTCAGAGCCAAGTTGCGGCAGACCGGGTA